CTATTAAATTTGTTTCGACATCAAATCCATATTCTAATCTTTGTTGGAAGGAAGGTTTTGCTAGTGGTGTTGCAATACCACTTAGACCAGTACCTGCTGACTCAAGAGGAGAAGCAATATCATTTAAAGGCATTATCTGCTCCTATTCTGATTGTAAATATTTATCTATTACTGCTAAAATTTCTGCGGGAATATCTTCTCTTCTAATATCTCCTCGTTCTATTAATTTTAAAATATCTTCTATTTTATATTGGAAACCCGGAAGAAATTTATCGTCTCCGATTTGTATTTCTTTTTTAAATGTTAAAGATTTTCCATCATCAACAACAGTAAAGGCATCAGCAATTTTCATTTCTTGAACTCCTACATTGTTAATGTAGTCTCTCATATAATTTTGAACTATGCTTCTAACCTTAACAGTATCTTTAGCAATATCTTTATCTATTGCTAATCCTGCAACTTCAACTGTTTCACCTTCGGCATTAACATAAGAATATCCTTCATTTATTGAAGCAATTTTTATTAATTGGTCTTTAGATATATTATTTTCTTCAGCAGCTTTTAAAATATCAGTAGGTATTATCATAGCAACTGTTGCATTATTTGCACTCCATGCAACATCAATACCACCTTTACCATATACTGCTAGTTGATTATCAAGTTTAGCAAAGAAAACTTTATTAATTGCATCCATTCCCATTTTTTGGAAATTACCTTCTATGTCTCCTAAAATACTAGCCGCAAAAGGAGAAGCTTTTGCACCATTCTGAGAGTAAATTAATGCAAATACTTCTTCAACAGTTTCATTGTATAAAATTTTTGCTTCTTCAAGAACTCTTTGACCATTTTGATTTACACCTATTACTGCTCCATTATCAGCAAACTCAAATAATCCTTCTTCTAATCCTTCACCTAATCTTGAACTAATACCATCAGCAATATTTTTCATTTGCGTATTAGTATTAGAAGAAGATAAAGCATTTTTATATTCAGATATTACAAATTCTGCATTTTTATCTGTAAGTAATTTTTCAGATGGAACTAAGGTTGTAATAAAATCTTCAGAGTCACTAATGCTATCAAATTTTCCTGTTGAAGTGTAAACTTCTGGAGCAATTTCATCTTTAATTTCCATTCGTTTCATGTCTTCAATATTTTTTAAATAGTCATCTGGTTTAACATCTTTTTTATCTTTACCAATAAGATTACTAAATTGCTCACCTAATTTTGTTCTTGTTCCAGATTCAATTTCATCAGCTAACTTAGCCCAATACTCTGGTCCTTTGTAATAGTCTTCAATTTTAGGAGCATCAAACATAATACCTCTGTGATTAAATTCAAAACTACCATCATCTTTTTTAGTAAATCCTTTTTTAATATCATTCTTCATTCTATTTTTTTGGAAATATTCTGCGTCTAAATATGATTGTCCGTACTTTGCTATAGCTATTCTATCTGCCGCAGCATCAGCATCTAAACCTTGTTCAGAAATTTCATTATAAACAGAAGATAAACTTCTAATACTTTTTAGTTCTTCTTGATATGCAGCTTCATCTGTAGCAAATCTTGACTCTGCAAGTCTTCGATAAAATGCTTTGTTTTCGTTTAACTCATCTAATCTATCATCAACTTTCTTTTGCCTAGCTTCGGTGTCCATTTTTGCAACATCACCGACAGTCAATAAAGCTAAATCTCCAAAGTTTAAAGCCATTAGTTATCTCCTTCTAATTCTTCTTCTTCCGGTAATTCTTTTACTCTTGCAAGTAAAGACGGAGGAACACTATCTTTTCTAATCTCACTAACTTGTTTTGTTAAATTTTTAGAATCAACATCATCTAAACTATCTTCAGAAACAAATGCCCCGTCAACATCTTCATCATCGTATAGTGTTGGTTCAATATCATATTCTTCACAAATTGCAATTAATAAATACATTAGTGGTTCTACTAATAATAACATAAGGTCAACATTGTATTCACCTTTTGTAAAACCTCTATATAAAATCATCTGAGTCATTTCTTCAATAGGTTGTTTATTTTTAAAAAAGTTTAACATTTCTATTAAAGCATCTCTCTCGGTTATTCTAAGAAAAATATCTTTTATAGCTTCGTCTACATCTGTAAACTTAGCTTGTTGCTCCCATTCAAATCTTTCGTCTGGATTTTTAGTTAGGGATTCACCGGGAGTAGGATTATCAAAAGGATTAATACCTTCTTGTTCCGCTTCCATGATTTTATTTTGTTGTATATCTACCATATTATTTTACTCTTCTATACGCCCTTGTTTTTTTTGCAATCCTTTTCGGTTGCTTCACAAACTGTTTCCCCTTTTTTGTTCCTTTTCGCTTTGCTCTTGAGGTTGCCGCATATTCGGCAGGTGTCAGAGCTTTTATAGCCGCTTCTGGTAAGTATCTTTCGCCAGTAACGCTTGATTTCTTTCCAGACTTTGTACGCCATTTTTGCTTTGTCCATGATTTAAGACTTCTTTGTGATTTTTTTAGTGCCATGTTTTTTCTTTAATACTTCTTTTGCTCGTTTTGCTATTTTCGCTTGTTCTGGTTTTCCCCCGAACTTGCTCCTTTGTTCCAAAACTGTAAGGATTTGAATTTTCCTAGCATAAGGTTTATTAATTTTTTTAACTTTTGCCACAGTTTTTTTAGCATCTGCCACAGTTGCATACTTAATGCTGACAGTATCTTTAGGATTTTCATCGGTATATAATCTCCTTCCGCTTCCTTTTGGTTTTTTACCCGTACCAACTTTAGGGTCTCGTTTTTTTGATTTCATTTTTTGGCTTGTTAATAATAGCACCACCTTTATTATAACCCATTCTAGCTACAACCTCTGGTGCTTTTTCTTTTAACTCTCTAAGACCTTTACCTTTAGGTCCTTCTGGTATTTGTTTCTTCATTATCTGTAACCTCCTCCAGCTTTTTTATAAGCCGCAGCCAACATCTGTGCCTTCCTAGCACTCCATTGTCCGGGTCTACCACCCTTGCTACCAGCTTTAATTCTACTAAATAATCTTTTTCTCATTGTAGGTTTAGTATAATTACCTGCTTCGTTTACTCTTGATTTACTTTTTTTCTTTGCCATATTAACCCTTTCTATGTTTTTGAGATTTAGGTGGAGATTTTTTAGAACCTCCCGGACCTGCCCATAAAACTTTATTAGCCCAATACGCAGCACTTGTTTTACCTTTAGCTATATTCTTTGCATGTCTAGCTTTAAAACTTTTTCGTGCTTCTTTAGAATAATTATGACCCATACCTGTTGAGTCACCAAAGTGTATAATCTTAACTTTACCTTTATCTCGTATAGCAACGACACCTTTTTTGCCATACTTACTTGTTCTGATAGGTTTGCTTACACCTTTTAAATTATATCTTTTTAGTTTCTTTTTATCAGCTTCTGATAAAGACATTATCTACTTCCTGCTATGTTAAACGCCCCACTTTGTTGTTGTTTTAAAAACTCTTCTTGTAAAGTTTTATTTAACAATGAACCAGTAAAATCACCTGTTATGTTAGTTCCTTGATATATAGAAGATGAAGTTAAATTATTATCATTTAAACTACCAAGTTGAACATTGTAAGCTTGTGACTCTGCATCATTACCAGATGTAAATAATGCCATAGCCGCATCTTTACCTCTTTGAAATAAAGAAGTATTAGATTTACCTAATAAAACATCTTTAGTTTTAAACACATCTCCTTTTACTTTTGGAGCATATGCTTGTGTTGCTGCTGTAACATCAAATTGTTTCATAGTATTAGCAAAGTTTTTACCTGTGTACTCATAACCTCCTGTTGGAGCAATAAAAGAAAAGTCTGCTGATTTAGCAAAATCTAATGTGCCATCTACACCAACACCATTTAGTCTTACATATTCATAAGCACTTCTTTTATCAATACCAAACTGCTCAAGAGAGTTCATATATTTTATACTATCTTTTGATAAACCTTCTAACAAACCACTTTTTGCCATTGTATTATTAATAGATTCAAAAGCAAATTTATTTGCAACATTAGCATTACCTAATCCTACACCACCAGTTTGAGTTATATAACCACCAGTATTTTTTATTCTTGCTAAAACTCTTGTATCAACATCAATTGTTTGACCCATCGAATCAAATATTTTTTTACTTTGTGCGGCTGAACCAACTTTTCCATATTGAATAGTACCCATTCCAGCTTTACCACTAAGAACTTCACCTGTTCCTTGAAAGAAGTTTTTAAAACCTTGAGATATACTTCCACCACTTCGTACTCCAGTTACTGCATCTTTAGTTCCTGCAAATCCTTTAAATGTTGCAGCAATAGTATCTGATATACCTTTAAAAGTTCCTTTAGTAAAATTAGCTCCTTTATAAATACCTGTTCCTACTTTACCTAAAACATTTAAAAATGGATTGTTTGCTTGTCCTGCCCATGTTGCAGTCTTTGCACCAAAATTTGTCCACAATCCTCCTGCCATTCCAGTAAAACCACTCATTAAATAAGGCATAGCAATAGCCATTCCTATTTGTCCAACTGGTCCTATCCTTTCACTAAATTTCATATATGCTGATAATGCTTTACCCCCAACTTGTTTAATACCATTCCACATATTTTTACCAACATTAGCAATTGCCTTCGATGTTTTTCTTATAATTTTAGTTATTGGACTAGTAACCTTCTTTGCGACATTCTTTACTGTCTTAAAAGCTTTACTAAAAAAACTACCTATTCCCATTATTATTACTCCTTATTATAAATTATCTAAAACCCATTTTGCTAAATTAGATAAAGCTTTTACTTTATCTGCATCAGTAGCTGCTTCGTTAGCAAGTGCCGCTTGTTTTAATAATGTTACTCTATCTTCATTATTTTGAGCAGCATCAAATTCCCACTTTGCTGAATCTCTCATTTCTTGCCATAAGAAAGATAAACCTTGATTACTTAAATTAAATGCGTTCATAGCGTTAGCTTGATTAACTGCATTTGTTCCTGCTGTATTAGCTGTATTAGTTTGTCTTCTCCATTGAACATTTGATTGTTCTATTGCTAAAGCATTTTGTGTGTTAAACTGGTCTCTTTGAAATCTTAAATTAGCATTGTATTGGTCAATCTGTGAATTTAATTGTGCTTCTAATCTACTTGCTTCTATTTGATTTCCCGCATTTACTTGAGAAACTTTATTAGCATTAGTTGCATTAAATTGAGAAGTTGCATCATTTCGTGCCGCATTACTTTGTGAAATAGTTGTAGCTAAGTTTGCCATAAACTGTTGTGTTTGTGACTCACTACTTGCATTAAATTGTCTTGAAGCATTTTGTGCAGACTGATTTGATAACATAGCTTGTTGTCTTTGTTGTGCATTAAGAACAGCAACTTGTTGACTATTACTTAAATTAGTCATGTCCATATTTAAAAATGCTTGAGCATTTAACACTTGAGCTTGTTGATTATTATTTAAATTAGCCATATCAAGTGCCGCTAACCTAGCTGCATTTTGTAATGTAGCTTGTTGGTCATTATTTAAATTAGTTAATTCAAATGTTCTAAATAAATTAGAATTAGAAATAACTGTTTGCTGTGAATTATTTAAATTAAGAACATCCATTCCAGCAACAGTCTTTGCATTTGCAAGAGCTACTGCTTGAGAATTATTTAAACCTGCTAAACCTACTTGTTGTTGTAGTTGTGCATTAGTTAAAGCTGTAGATTGTAAGTTAGCTAAATTTTGTAATCTAACTTGTTGTTGTTGATTTGCTGTAGCTATTACTGCTTGTTGTGCAGTTTGTAAATTAGCAAGACCCATTTGCTGTTCAAATCCTGCTGTAGTTGTAGCAGCTTTTAATTGATTTTCAGCGTTCTTTAAATCTGCCGCAAATTGTTGTTGCTTTGTTAAAACTTCTGCTTGTTGCTGATTGTTTAAATTAGCCATAGCAGTTTGTTGTAGTATAGCAGAGTTTGCTTGTGCAATCGGTATAGCTGATTGTATTATTGCATTTACTAATGCGTCTCTTCCAATAGAAGAACGAGACAATCCTCTTTGTGCTAACTGATTGTCAACTGCTTCTACTGCACCTCTTGCCCATGTAGGTATTGTTCCTGTTTCAATACCACTTAATAAAGTTTCTAATTGTGAAGAAACTAAAGTTGTAGTTGGCATAGCTGCAACCTGTGCTTGTACTGCTGTAGGTTGTTGTATTATACTTGCGGATACTTGAGCAGGGTTAGTTCCTACTGCCGCTTGTATCGCAGGTGGTAATGTAGCTGTTTGTGCTTGTACAGTTGCCGCAGTACCACTAACTGCTTGTGCTAAAGCTCCAGAAGATAATTGTCCTTGAGCTGCTTGTGCGATTGCTTGAGTTGTAGGTACAGCAGTTTGACCACTTGGAGTAGCTCCTGTTGAGAGTGTTCCTTGTGCTGCTGTTACTTGAGATTGTTGTCCAACAGTTCCTTGTGCCGCAGTTCCTGTTTGTGCAGTTCCCTGTGCAGCAGTCATTGTTGGAGCAGTTAAAGCTGTAGGTGTAGCAATTGCTTGAGATTGTGCCGAAGTTAATCCAACAGTCGGTACATTAATATTTTGTTGACCTACTGTAGTAGGTGTGGCTAAAGTAGAACCAGATAATAATTCATTTTGTTGTACTGTTTGTTGAGTATACGCTTGTTTTGCTTTATCAGCAATTTGCGGGTCTTCAATATTATCTGCAATATATTTATCTATATCAACATTAGCTTTTCCTAAATCAGTTGGTTGACTTGGTTGTGAAGCTGTGGGTATATTTTTAAAATCTCTTGTTGCCATATTTACTTTCCGTTAGTGATAAGATACTTTTCCATCCACATAATCTTTTCTTTTATAACTGCAATATCACTTTTAATTTCAGAAATAGTATCTGCTTTTTGTTCAACAGCATTTAATCTTTCTGTAAACATACCCCATGTAATACCTATTGTTATAAATATTGTAGCGTAAGTAGCTATTGTTTTAATATCTATTTTCATTATTTTGCTAGTGGGTTATTAGATTTTAGTTTTATTTCTTCAATCATAGTATCTTGTAATTCATTTTCTTTAGATACAATCGCAACTTGTTTCGCAAGTTCTTCGATATCTTCTTCTAATTCCCAACCATATTCTTCTAATTCTTTAAGAGAATCTAATAAAGGTTGTAGATTAGCAGGTTCTGGTAGCATAGCAATTTGCTCTCTAACTTTACCTATTTCTGCAAATACCTTTGTAAGATTTACCGGTACAATTTTATCATCTACTTTTTTAATTCTATCAATTAAATCTACTTTATATTCATTTGCGTATAATAAAGCTTCATCTATCTTTGAATTTAATTCTTTATCTTTACTATGTAAAGGTTGTAGATTAACAGGTGGCTCACCTTCTAATACAGATAGACGATTATTAAACTCACCCCATGCATAAAACCCTCCACCAATTGCAGTTACAGTTCCAATGAGTGCTGCATATGTTGATAGTTTATCTAATATTTTCATTGTTTTAGAATCTCCAATTCTTTTAACAGTTTATTTTTCTTTGACTCAATGGTCAAAAGTTTAACCCTATGAACTTCAACAGGGTCGTTCTGTGCGTAGGAGTCTAAAGACACTCCTGCGTATATATCTCCCGAGTAGGAAGATAAATCTATTTGTACAAATAATCCCATATTAACATTATCGTATATATCTTTTGCAGAATAAAATACTATGTTTTTATATGTATTCAGATTACTTTCGTTAAAAAATAAATCCTCTTTTGATAAGTTTTTAGTTGTTTCTTTTGTGACCTTTGCTATTTGTTTAGCTATTATTTTTAAATTCTTTTTTAGTTTTGTTTCTACTTTTGCAACATCTGTAGCAATCCCGTCATCGGTGTCCAATTGTTTTGGTTCTTCCGATTGTACAGTTTCTTGTTCGTTACTACTTTCTGTTGATACTTCGGACTCCTCAGTTCCTTCGCTATCGGATTCTGTTTCTTTCTTCTCTTCTTGTTCTTCTTCTTTTTCATTTTGAGCTACTTCTGTCTCCACCTCTTTCTCTTCATTCGAAGCAACCTCTTGAACGCCTTCTTCCTCCGTTGCGATATCTTCCAATGGTTCACTAAACTCTTCAAAAGATTCCTCAGTAAGTTCGTCATTGAACTCCTCCTCAGTTATCTCTTCAAAAAATTCTTCGGCTGTTATGCCTTCTTCTTCAAGAAACTCCATGAACTCTTCTTCCATGCCAGTCTCTTCTAAAAATTCAGTAAAGTCCTCCTCAAACTCTTCAGTAAAAATTTCTTCTGTCACCATTATGGGTTCAGAAAATTCTTCTTCAAAAAATACCATTTCCATATCTGGTATTTCTTCAAAAACCTCCATGTCAAATTCTTCTATTGAAGGTAGTTCGTCTACATAAATATCATCAAAAGAAAACTCTTCATCAAAAGGAAGTGTAAACTCTTCTTGCGGTATATAAAAATCTGGTATCTCAGTTATGTCTTCGTTAATCCAGTCAAAGTCATCTGGGATATTTTCAACAATGTCGTTAATATCATCTATAACTTCATCATCAATTGGATTAAACTCTGTACTATCATAAGTCATCGTTAAAGATGCACCTAATAAGTTTGGTCCTTGTCTTGACTGATTACTATAATTACTATCAGTTCCTTGCCAAGACCAATCTACTTTATTAGCACCAGTACCAAGATAAATAATTCTATCATTGTACTGACCGCATGACTGAGCTACTGCTCCGGATGACCCGGGGTAACCATTACAGTTACCTTGAAAACCAGTAACCTCTGTTCTAGTTTGTGATACAGTTGATAATGTACTACCACTAGAATCTTTTAATGTTACAGTTGTTGTATGTGAATCATTACTACCGCCTTTAGATTCACAATTACCCTGTGTGCTTTCACAATTTGCAACATCAACATAACTATTTAATGTAACTCCATTATCAAGCATTGATTGATTAATAGAATTATTTGTTAATGCTATATCATCTGCACTAACAGTTGCAGTTCCTGTTACTTCAAAGTCACCGCCTACACTATACTTGTAACCACAATTAGATTGATTTGTACAAGTAATATCAAAACCACCAACAGTAGAACCATTAGTAACATAACCAGACGAATTAGCAGAATTAATTTGGTCTGTACTGTTAGAGTTCCAGTCTACTCCGTCATTTGTATTTGGTAATAAATTACCTGTAGTTACAGTCTGTGTGTTACCAATACTATAAATACAAAGAAATGATATAGCTATTGAAAGCCATATCGAATAGTATAAATATCTCATCCACTATGTACATTAATTATTTTTTCTTCTTTAGTTTCTAAATCAGTTTCAATAACTATGTTGTTTAATTTTTTTTCTTCTTCTTCTTTTAACTTTTTAAGTTCTAATTCTTTTCTAGCTTTTTCTTCTGCTATTCTTTTTTCTTCTTCTTGTCTAGCAATCTCTGCTAGTTCTTCATCTATCTGAGACCTAGTTTCTAATTTAGATATATATGACTCATAGTTTGGTCTTTCAACATCATACTTATTCCATTGTTCTAAAGCTTCTGGTCCTATCTTCCCTTCAAACGGACAAGGTGTTCCTGCCATTTCCATCGCAAAAAATACTCGTTCATCTTGACACAAAAGTGACACAGCCGCAATCTTCATGCCATAGTCATATAATACTTTACTAAGCTTAATGCGTTCACAGTTCAAATCCCTAAAATGTTTACCACCAGAAATACCAAAACTCATACCAGATACAGAACCACTAACACCCATACTACAAACATCTTGAGACATAGCTGAATAAGAAGGTGCGTTAGCAGAATTTACAGGTACTTTTGACCCATTTGTAGTGCTGTTATTGGTTGTAGTGCTTGTTGTTGTGTTTGTTTGTCCATCATTGTTGTTGGTAGTAGTCGATGTATAACCACCTGTAATCTGTGTGTTACTACCCGAAGAATTTGTTTGTGCATTGTTATCATTAGTTGAATCCGCAAAGGTAACTGTACTTACACATAAAATAAAACTTAATAAAAATATTAAAAGTATATTATTTTTCATCTACCACAAGTACACATTTCTTCTGTTCCACCGCAATCTTCACATTTAGGATTAATCATTTTCCATCTCTACTTTTATATCTTCTTTTGAAATAGGAGTTTCTCCATCATCAAATACTATTGTTGCAGTATCAACATCATCCCCTATCACATAACATTTAATATCAGGATTAATTCTTAATATTGCTTCCATTATTTTCATATTAGGTGTTTTTTCAATCATGCTAATATCTCCATAAGTGTAAATGCGTTTCCATTTACATAAATACCCGCAGTTCCTGCACTTCCATCTCTTGCGTAAGTAACATAAAAAGTTTCTGGAGAAGTAGAGTTTGGTGAATAAAGATATGAAAGTGTGCTTCCTCCGTAGTGGTCTGCACTACTGGAAGTAGCTAACATACTCATTACAGCAATTTGTGTGCTACCATATTTAAGTTTAATTTTTATACTGCAATCTCCACCACTTTTATAAACATTAGGACAAGAAGCAATAAGTAAAACTTTACTTGATGTAGAAGCTAAAGTTACACCTCCTATTGCAAACATTTCAATATCAGTTGAGCTTGTTGAACTACTAGCACTAAAAGTAGTATCTTGCAAAACTTGACCAATCTTACCACCACTAAATCTTGCCGAGTTTAATGTTCCACTAGCTATATTACTTGCGTTAAGTGCAGTTAAGTTTGCTCCGCTTATTGCTGGTAAACTTGATATGCCTGTGCTTCGTACTGTTGTTAATGCCATGTTATACTCCTATTAATTTATATCCATATGCAAATGTGCAAAATGCATCTGCTCTTAAATCAGTAGCACCACCTCTACTTTGATGAATATAAAAATCCACATAATCTGTTGACCCATTAAATACGATAACTGTTTCCCCAGAATGACCATTGTAATATTTATTTTCATAATATGATTGAAAAACATTACTGCCATTTTTATTTATTTGTATAAAATTTTGGTCAAAATCATCAGAACTGTTTAAACTTACATGTATACCAATTACATATTTACCTGCAACTTGTGGAGTAAATCTGTAGCTACCTGTGTTAAAAGCACTATCTGTATCAAAAACCTCAGTATCAAACTGAATTTTAGTAACAGAGGAAGTAGGAATACTTTGTGCAGAACTTATATTTACTAAAAATGCAGGAGTGTTAGAACCACCAACAGACGCACCATTGTTTTGTAAAGTACCAACAATATTAGTCGTATCTCCAGACGCACCAATAGTAATCGTATCACCACTTTCATTAATGATATTATTACCAGAACTGTCTTGTATTGTGTCTACTTTTAGAATTGAACTCATTTATTAACCTTTAGGGTTTGCATCTTTGATAGCTTTAATACGAGCTTTCCAAGCATCCATGTCCTTGTAAATCTCGTCAAGCTGGTCACCGATATCTCCATAAGCTGCTTTACGAGTAGCTCTAACTTTATTGTTAGACTCCTCTGTATTACCAGCAGTTTCGTAAGAAGCTATTTGTTCGTCAGTTGGTTTTGTTAATCCGTCTACTGTCCAAGACACTATAAATGGACCATTTCCATCTGAATTGTCTTGTAGACTTACATTACCATCCGGACCAAAATCAGCAGTCTTACTGTTAGCTTCACAGTAAAGCTTTATTTTAGTTGATAATTGTGCCATTATTGACCTCCTTTATTAATTGTTATTATGTTATTAATTTAAATCCTTGAAAATATGTAAATTTATAATTACCCGGGTCTCCTGTTATGTCTGCTGTGCTTTGACTTATAGATGTATATACTTCAAAATAATCTGACGAGCCATTTGCTTCTTGAATAGAACTACCAACAAGAATACTATAAGTTTGACCACTATGTAGTTGCTCTGACATTCTATCTACTTCACTTCCATTTTTATAAAGTCTTAAACTCATAGCAGCATCACTATTAGAACTATATAATCTTGTGCTAACATTAAAAAAATATTTACCTGCTGTGGTTGGTAAAAATCTATAGTTGGAAATATCAAATACTGAGTCTGGGTCTATTAATCTATGATTAAAATTAACTTTTACAGTACCTGTTCCAACATTATTTTGAGTAGCCGATAAAGCTACTTTAAAGAAAGGTTTATTATCTCCACCAAATCCTGTAGCTGTTCCACTATTTGCAATTGTTGCACCAGAAGGAATTGTTAAAGTTTTTCCTGAAGCACCTAAAGTTAATGATGATTGTCCGTCTCTTGTTGTTAATGTATCTACTTTTAATGTACTCATGTTGTTAATTTATATCCTCCAAAATAATTTTTGCCATCACTACTAACTAAAACTGGTGTATTGCTTGGAACATCTACATAAACATTTACTGTTACATAATCACTAGAGCCATTAAAATATTGAATTGCTTGAACAAAATTATTTTGTACTACATCACCACCACCACTATTATTATGTGAACATCTTGCTAATTGAGTTGAGCCATTAAGTAATAATCTTCCAACAAAGTTAGAGTAAGCAGAAGGTGCATAAATTTCTGGGTTTGCATAAATCAAATAATATCCTGCAACATTTGGAGTAAATCTTCCATTTGATGTGTTATAACAACTACCAGAATCGTATACTTCGTTATTATGTATTGCATCTGTAAAAGTAGCATCGGATAAACTTTGGTCGCTAGAAGTTCTATTAACATGAAAGTATGGAGCATTAGTTCCACCAAAACCAGTAGCAGTACCAGAATTTGTTATTGTTGCTCCGCTTGGAATTGTAAAAGTATCTCCACTATCACCAAGAGTGATAGCTGTTCCTGTAGCTGGACTTATTTTATTTACTTGTATTTCACTCATATTATACTACCACCATTGTACTTCCAGAACTTACAGTAAGAGTTCCTGTTACAGTTATTGGTCCTGCAACTAAACAGTTTTTATCTGCTGATACTGTAAAGTCTGAATAAGATTTAGGATGTTCTAGGAAAAATGTTGAACCTAGTTTACTGTTTGTTATTGTTCCATCAGAGGGTGTGCCTACATCCACAGACTCTCCCATAGCTACCACGAAGTCAACATCCCCACTAGCTACCGATACTCCTTGAAAGTCAAGGGTAGAACCACTTACA